AGGTCCGCCTTCATCTTCTCGGCGAGCTGGGCCAGGGGGATGGAGAAGGCCATCTCAGTGCGGCAGGATCAGCCCGTCGGACGAGCCGTTCTCGTCCACCGCGCACAGGCTCACCGGCGGCTGCCCGCCGATGCACGCGAGCTGCACATGGCCGCCGCGGATCAGGCACATCAGCTCGTCCTTCGTCGGCTTCCACCAGGACAGGTACATCGCCTTGCCGCTGATCTGGCCCTGCGTCACGTCGATCACCGGCAGCTTCAATTGGCCGCCGCGGTCGTCCCAGTCGGCGGGAGCCCGGACGCGCTTGTTGTTCGAGGGGTGCTTGGTCGGATCCATGTTCAGGCTCTCACGATAAGTTCGTACAGCACCATCACGCCGCCGGGCCCGAGGTTCTTTGCCCGGATCACCGTCAGCGCCTTCCCGCCCCACGCCAGCACGTCGCCAGGCACGGGCTCGGCCACGCCCACCGCCGACAGGTACGCCTGCTGGTCGGTGGCCAGCACCATCGTGCCGTCGACGAAGCGCGCCTCGACCGGGAACACCGCCGCGGTGACGGCCGCGACCGCGACGCTGCTCGTCGTAGTGCCCGTCTCCGGGTCGTAGGTCGGCGCGCCCGGGCGGGTCAGCGTGGTGGCCGCGCCGAAGCGCTGCAGCAGCCGATGCGCGGTCTGCGCGGTGCCGGCGTAGTTGAAGCTCACGCGCGCACCACCGGCAGGAAGCCGCCCGCGATCTTGAGGAACGGCGCCAACAGGTTATCCACAGCCTGATACGTCGTCGTCTGCCGCGCGCCCTGCGCATACTCGACCTCGATCGGGCCGACCTTCTCGCGGGTCACCGGCGGCGTCAGGTCGGGCGCCAGCGGGCCGCTGATGGCCTTGAGCGCGAGCTCGGCGCAGGCGCGCTCCACCTCGAGCGGCACGTCGTCAGAGGGGAAGTAGAAGTCGCCGCTGATCGTCGTGTAGCCGTTCATCCCGGCGTAGGCGTAGTCGGGCCGCTCCACCAGCCCGCGCGGCCAGTCCAGGGCCTGCACGGTCGTCGCCCGCACGCCCTTCCAGCGCATGCGGTACTGCTGCACCATGTACTCGGTCGCCTTGCGGAGCATCTGCTCGCGCACGGTGTCGCTCGCCAGGGCGGCCCAGTCCGCGTTGCCGCGCGCCGCGTGGTAGGTCGTCGCATCGGCCACGGCGATGTAGCTCTCGGCGTCCGCCTTGCCGGTGCCGTCCTCGACGATCAGCGCCATGGCTTCAGAGCCCGTCGAACTTGGTCTTCGCGCGGGCCACGGCGTCCTTCACGACGCGATAGACGAGGGGCGACACGACGGCAGCGACGGCGCCAGCGAGGGCGCCCAGAAGGAAGGTCAGCATGTGGCTTACTCCGGTTGGTTGAGAAGCTGGGCCAGCGTGGCCCGGGATGCGTTGGCGCGGAACTTCACGCCCTTGGCGGTCAGCGCCGCCTTCATTTCGTCGGTCGTCTGGATCACGCCCACGAGCGGCGTCGATTCCGGCGCGGCCACCTCGTCGCTGCCGTACGACGTTTCGATCGCAATGCGGAGACCGCCCTTCGGCGCGAACTTGGCGTCGACGATCCGAAAGCCGGCCGCGATCAGTTCGGCCTTGCGCTCCCGGCTCACCGGGTGCGGTTCGTAGTGAATGGGTCTCTCGCTCATGACACCTCCGCTAGGGAGCGGTGCTTCAGTTGCCGCCAGACCTCTTGGCGGGGAACTTGAAGCACGGTCCCGACCGGCCATTGATGGCCGCGAATCTCGACGGGCTTCACAACCCGCACCTTGACGCCGTGCGCCATCTCTACAAACACATCGGGCGCCGCGTACTCGGGCATCCGCTCCGCCGGGTCGTACTGCGGCCACAGGCCCACCAGCGGGCCGCTGGCGACGCGCACCGCGCAGTTGACGTGCGGCAGGTACTCCCTGTGCTGGCTCACCGTCCGGGGCTGCCCGCCGTAGCAGTCGAAGCCAGCCAGGATCACCGGGTGCGCCCCCATCACGTAGGCCACCCACATCGCGACGACGCCGGAGAACATCAGCCGCGGCGCGAGTGGGTAGTTCGTGATCCCGTAGTCGCTCCAGTGCCACGGGCCGATGATCGGCGCCTGTGTGTGCTGGCGGATGTGGCCCTCCATCGGCACCCGCAGGCCCGTGTGCAGGTTGTCCATCGCCACCACGTAGTCCACCGGGCGAAGCCTGGCGCCGTGCTCGTTGGCGCTGATCCACACGTCCGCCTCGACACGCTCGAGGTCTGCCGCCAGGTTCGGCCCGCCCCCCATGACGCAGATGCGCGAGCCGCGGTGCCGCATCGCCAGCTCGCCGAAGCTCCTGAGAGCGATCACCCGGCGACCACCAGCAGATGCTTGAGCCTGATCTTGCGGTACTCGGCCGCCTTGAAGTGCCGCGCGATCCGCTCCTGCCACCACTCGGCCGGGAAGACGCTCAGGTGCAGCGGGCCGGCGTGCGTGAAGTGCGTGTCGTGGAACAGCGCGATCTGGAAGTAGCACTTGCGTCGCGTGCGCTTCGCAATGCCCGCCAGCACGTCGTCGACATGCTCGGTCGGGATGTGCTCGAGCACATCGGTGCAGAAGCCGTAGTCCGTCGCCCCCATCTCCGGCAGCTCCCACAGGCACGCCTCGATGAACGGCAGCGGCCCGCTGTAGGCGTTGCCCGCGATGTCCACCAGGCGCACGTCGAAGCCGCGCTCGGCCATCGCTGTCGCCGCCTTGCCCGTTCCGCAGCCCCAGTCCGTGAAGGATGCTCCAGGCTCCGGCTTCATCCACTCCAGCGCCGACTCGAGATGCCGCATCCCCGGCGAGACGGTGCGGTACTCCTTGTTCTCCCAGGTCTTGCGGTACTTCTCCCGCTCCTGCTCAGTCAGGCCCATGCGTTCCCCTTTTCAATACCGGCCGCGCATTGAAAAGGGGGCGACCGAAGCCGCCCCGCGGATCATCAGATGTTGGCGATCGTCAGCACGCCGGCGGTGTGCTTCAGGCTCGTCGCGACCTTGTCCCAGTTGGAGCCGGTGGCCAGCTCCGCATCGGTCGGCGACTTGCCGCCCGAGGTCACGTCCCAGGCATAGCCCTTCAGGCCGACGCCGAAGGTGTAGTCCGCCTGCATCGTGGTCTGGATGCGCTGCGCGCCGTTGTTCGTCTCGATGTTGGTGATCAGGTCACCCGCATCGTGAACGACCACGCCGCCCGACACCAGCGACAGCACCTTCTGGTCCGCGCCCGTGCCCGTCTCGCGAAGCGCCGGGGCATCGGTCACGACCACGCGCTTACCGAGGATCTCGACCACGGTGACATTGCCGGCCTGGAACAGCTGGGGCGTGTTCGTCAGGTTGGCGCCGACCAGCGCATGGTAGGCAGTGCCGTCCATGATGTCGCAGATCAGCAGCTGGCTCATGTCGCCGAACTTGGCGTGGGCCGAGTTGATGTCGTTGTACGTGATCGGGCCGGTACCGGTGTCGTAGTAGGCGGTCGCGCCGACGTTCTCGATGGCAGCCACAGCCGCCGCGATGGCGGTGTTGAGCATGTCCTTCATGATCGCCTCGGCCATGTTGCGCGAGATGACCTCGACGGCGGCGGCCGGGTTGTCGCCCACCCACTTCAGCTGCGCCGGCTCCCACACGATCGGGCCGAAGCCACCCGCCACCTTGACCGTGTTGTGCTGGATCTGCGCCAGCGCGGTCGAGGAGGCCGCGGTGTTGGTGGCGTAGCGGTCGACGCGACGCTGGGCCGAGTGCAGGCTCGAGAAGCTCGAGCGCATCATGTAGTCGCCGTCGAAGCCCTGCGTCGAGAGCTGGAGAGCACCACCGGAGGCGCCGTTGAACTTGTCCACCATCTGCGCGAGCGTTTCGATCGCGGCTTCACGGACGTAGCCGTTGAAGACTTTCATGTCGGAGAGAGCCATTTAATGCCTTTCGCCCCGCAGGGCTTGAATGTGTTTACGCCAGGTCGGGGTACTTCGAAGCGAAGTACGCGGCGCGCTCTTGAGGCGAGCCGTCGACCTTTCCGATTGACTTGCCACCGCGCGGCCCTGGGCCGGAACCGGGCGCGTTCGTGCCCTGTGCCTTCGGCCACAGGTGCGGCGCGGTTTCCCGCAGGGATTCAGCCCATTCGATCGTCGACAGCGGCGTCTTGCCGTCCTTGCCGAGGATCACCTCATCACCGTTGACCGCGACGGGCTCGCCGTCGTCGTTCAGGCGCCAGACCGAGCCGGCACGCAGCACGATGTCGTCCATCGCCTCCGGGAGTGCCCCGGTCTTGATGGCCGCGTCGCGCAGGGCGCCAGCGAGGGTGCGGGCGGAGAGCTTCGAGGCCTTGCCCTCGGCTCGTGCGCGCGCTTCCTGCTCGGCCTTGAGCATCTTCAAGTTCTCCGCCTGCATGCGTTCGGTGCGCTTGGTGAGCACCTCGTCGATCTTGCCGGCCTTGATGAGCCCCGCCTCTTCCGCGTCAGCGAACTGCTTGAGCATCGTGTTCATCGCGACCGGGTCGACGCCGACGAAGGGCTTGAATTGCTCGTCGCGCTCTTTGAGCTTGCCGAGGAGTTCGGAGTTCTTCGCCTTCAGACCGGCAACGGCTTCGTCAACGGCCTTCTTGATGGCGGCGGCCACGTCATCGCCACCGCCCGCACCGCTGCCGGTGTCGTCGGGGGCTTGCTCGTGGAGACGGGGGAGGATGTGCATGGGCATGGGTTGGACCCCTGAGGTCTTGTTGGAAGGTGGCCCTGGGCCGGGGAGAAACGGCGCCGCCTGGCGGGA